TTTAGGTGCTGCTCTTGGTGCAGTCTTTGACGAAGAAGTAAGTACTGAGGTTTTGATTGAAACTTTTACTGCCGTCTTGGGCAACGAACTTAACGAAGAATCACTTGGGGTCATCGTTGATGTTTTGGAATCAGAATCAATTACAAGCGAGCAAGTTGGACAAGTTGTTACGTTGGTAATTGAACAGGAAGGTGGTATTCCTAGTGACCAAGCAACAGAGCTGGCAACGAGTCCTAAAGTTCTTGAAAGCATTGACGGTGAACAAGCAACAGAAGTTTTTGCTGCAGTTGTTGTTTCCGAAGTTTCGGCAGAAGATGGAGCGGCTATATCTGAAGCACTTATAGAAGCATCTGTTGAAGTTAAGGAATCATTTGAAGAAGAAATAAATGTTTTTACTGGAGTATTTGATACTTATATTGCTGTTGGTTCAGTAGTTGACACTGGTGATCGTAGGTCTTTAATTGCAGCAGCGGCAGCAGTTGCTACTGTTGCTGCAAACGCTGTAGCTGGTGGTGCTGGTTCAAATGGTTCTGGGGGAAATTCTGGTGGGGGAAGTCCTAGCGGAGATTCTAATCGTGCTGCAAGAAAAGAAGAAGAGCAAGAAATGGCTGGAGAAATATCTGGCGGAGAAGATGATGATACAGATTATGCTAAAAATAGCATTTTCAGGTATTATATTGAGGAGGGTATAGAGATGAAAAAATTTGATTTGTTAGGTTTTGTTAAAAAACTTTGGGATATAACAGCTGGTTTGGCTTTTACAATTGCCGGAAGCGTTGTTGTTTATTACACACTTTCTGGTATGACGCAAAAGATTGCTTTATTTTCTACGATAATGGCTTGTGTAGTTCATTATGTGCATCAAATATTTAAAAACGATACCGATTAATTTACCTTTAATAGCCAATGTTGTATAATGGTAGTCGGCACCAATGGGTGCTAGGAGGATGATCAATGTCTAGTTTGTTGAATGAGAATAATAAGAAAATGTTAGCGTCTTATGCTAGGTCTTGTGTTGGAGCAGGTCTTGCAGTCTATATGACGGGAAACACAAGTCCAAAAGATATCGCAACGGCAGCATTTGCTGGTTTAGTTCCAGTTATTATGCGTTGGTTGAATCCAAACGATCCAGCTTTTGGTCGCGGTAAATAATTTAAATTAAGGAGTCTACATGAATAAAAAAGTTGAATGGGACATCATTGTTCCGGTTAAATTACCAATTAGTTTAAAAAATGTAGAACCTGGCAAACTCCACCCATCGCTACTCCGTGACATTCCGCAGGGAGGTAAGTTACATTACCTTGCTGCTGATGCATGGAATGCGATGGTGGATGCTGCTAAAAAAGATGGTGTTGAATTGAAGCCGACTAGTTCGGGAGATACTTATAGAAGTTATGACGCTCAGAAAGCTGGGTTTTTACAAAGATATCAATTACAACCAATTCCTGGCCAGAGTACAAAAACTTTTGAAGGTAAGACTTGGTATCTTAAAAAAGGTATGGCTATGCTGGCTACACCAGGCAAGAGTCAACATAATTTAGGTTTGGCTGTAGATATTCATACTGCCGGAGAGCCAAAGCGTTTGAAATGGCTTATCGCTAATGTTTTAAAATTTGGATTTAGTTGGGAAGTTGTTCCAAGCGAACCATGGCATATACGCTACACAGAGGGTGATGCTGTTCCTCAAGCTGTTAAGGATTGGCTTACTCTTAACCCCAAACCAGCAGGTATGTTTGGCACACCAGCAGAGCAGAAAGCTGTTGCTGAAACTGTTGTCGCTAAAGCACAAGAGCCAAAAACAATAGATACATCTATTGCAAATGGCAAACCAAAAATTATTAAAGATTATAAAGGCAAAGCCGTAAAAGAAGCACAAGATTTACTTACTAAGCATGGTTTTCAATGCCGCCCTGATGGTGATTTTGGTCCAAAAACTCAAGAAGTTGTTAAGCAATTTCAAAAATCAAAATCTATTCCTATCACTGGAGAAGTTGACGAATTAACATGGGCGGCTTTGCTCTCTTAAGTGATTTGATATAAAATTACATAGGAGTAATTATGGCTGCAACTAGAAATATTACTATATATCAAGGCGATACTTACGCTCATGAATTGCGTATAAGAGATAGCGCTAACGCTAATGTTAATATTACTAGTCGGACATACACTGGTCAAATCAGAAAAAAAAGAAATTCAGAAACTGCAGCCGCTACTTTTTCATCAGAAATAACCAGCGCTGCCAATGGCGTTGTTGTTATGTCTCTGTCTTCAGCTAATACGGCAAATATTGCGGCTGGAGTTTATGTGTATGATTTTCAAGAAACAAACGGTAATGCTGTTACAACACTTATAACCGGAGTTTGCACAGTCACTGGTGAGGTCAGCCGATAATGGCTGCTGATATAACTACCGTTCAGATAACTAGTGGCGATATAACCTCTCTTTCCGTTACGAATGATATTTCAAATGTTACTGTTGCTAGTGAAATTACAGCAATTACTGTGCAAACAAATGACACAACTGTTTTGACACAATCGGCAGGGACAATTAATTTAGCAAGTTTAAGTTTAAGTAATACGGCTCCAGCAGATATCGCAAGAACTGCTAGTGCTGGGTCAAGCAATGTGGCGGCTAGAGCCGACCATGTTCATAACGCAGCAAATCTGCTTATGGATGGAGGAAACTATTAATGGCAAATACACTAAGGATTAAAAGAAGGTCATCAGCTGGATCAGCTGGCGCACCAACAAGTCTAGAAAATGCAGAATTAGCTTTTAACGAAGCGGATAATATTCTTTATTACGGAACAGGCAGTGGTGGCGCTGGAGGCTCGGCAACTTCTGTTATTGCCATTGCTGGTTATGGTGCTTACCTTACTCTTGGAACATCCCAAACGGTTACTGGAGATAAAACATTTTCTGGAACTGTTTCTGTCGCAACACCATCAGCTAACGCGCACGCAGCAACTAAACTTTATGTTGACAATGCAATTAGCAATGTAGCAACATCGTTTACAGCAGCTGGTGATAGCGGCACGGTTTCTATTTCCAGTGGCACTGATACTCTCACAATTGCTGGCGGTACGGGACTGACATCATCGGCTGGTGCTACAGATACTGTTACAATTAATCTTGATAACACAGCTGTTACGGCCGCAAGTTATGGTGCTGCCGGTACTGTTGGAACATTTACAGTAGATGCGCAAGGTCGTTTGACAGCAGCATCTAATTCAACAATCTCAATTACCTCATCACAAATTAGCGATAGGGCAACAACCCTTGTAACTGGTTTGACAGGAACAGCAAATGAAATTGCAGTATCAAACTCTGGTGTTGGTGCAGTAACACTTAGTCTCCCAGCTAATGTTACCATTTCAAACAATCTTACTGTAACTGGCGATTTGACCGTACAAGGCAATACAACAACTCTTAACACAGCAACTTTGGTTGTTGAAGATAAAAATATTGTTTTAGCAAATGTTGCAACTCCAACAGACACAACAGCAGATGGTGCTGGTTTTACCATTAAAGGCGCAAGCGATAAAACTCTTAACTGGGTTGATGCAACAGATGCTTGGACTTCATCAGAGCATTTCAATTTGCTTAGCGGGAAAGTGTTTAAAATAAACGGCACAACTGTATTAAGCGGAACAAACTTAGACAATGTTACTGTAGACGGTGGTACTTTTTAGTTAGGAGAGCCAATGGCTAATGTAATTAAAATTAAAAATTCTGGAACGACAACGCATGCTCCAGCGTCTTTGGAATATGGGGAAATTGCCATTAACTATGCTGATGGTATCTTATTTTACAAAGATGCTAGTAATACAATTGTTTCTTTTAACATATCAGACGCGATAGGTAATGCAAATCTTGATACTAATCTTGCTGATTTAGAAGTATCAGTTGCTATGCAAACCTTCTAGGGGTTGGAACAGCTTTTCTGTTATAATTGAATATTATGGATGATGTAAAAATAAACACAAGTAAGACATTAACTATTACTTTACCGAGCGACCCTACATCTAATATTGTATCTGTAAGTCTTTATCATGAATTTGGTTCATTGGTAAGTGGGCCAACTAATGCGACAAGAACAGGGACTGGCATTTATACGATCACATATGGTCAGCAAGCTTCTGGTATTTATATTTTAAATTCAGCGGGGAAGTATAGAGCCGATTTTACCTACACTGTAAGTGGAACATCATATGCGCAATCTCAATACATAAATGTTTACACTCCGTATATTAATAGTGATACATTTTTTGAAGACCACCCAGAACTAGAAACAGATTGGTCGGATAAATTTGATAAAATGGAAAAGAAAGTAAGAAATATTATTAATACTTTTTGTGGTCAATCTTTTGATTATTTTCCAAATAAATATATAGAAATTCAAGGCTCTGGTAAAAAAGTAATTCACCTCCCTATTCCAATTTCTACTTTGAGAAAAGTAACAGTCAATGTTGGGGATTCAGACCAGGCTGTTGTACATGATTACACTGATGCAACTTTAAATAATATTGAAAAAACTAAAGAGCCTCATAATTTTGGTAGCACATATTATCTACAATATAAGAAATCATTATTAGATAGTATCCAGACTCTTATTGCAACTGCCAAGTTTGATGCTGAAGATGATTATAAAATTGAAGGTGATTTTGGCTGGCAATTTGTTCCAAATAATATTGAGCAAGCCGCTGACCTACTTTTAGAAGATATGATGAACGATGATTCTGAATACAGAAGGCATGGAATTTATCGTGTTGACATGGACACTATTGAATACGAAACTAAGAAAGATGTGTCATTCTACGAATCCACCGGAAATATTGATGCCGATGTTTTATTGATGGACTATACATTGTTTGTAATGGACTATGTGGTTTAAATGTCTAACGGAACTTTTTTAAAACTTCCGCATGAGATTGATGTTTATACAAAAACAACAACTGTAAATGCAGCAGGGCAAAGGGCGACAACATACGCTTTAGCTGGGACAATTAAAGCCTTATATCAGGCGATGTCTTCGGAAAGAAGAACATACCCATATACGGACAATATTGATGAAATAGAATTTTATATTTCTTACAAAGATGCAGCTTATGCTTCGTATAGCAATCGCATCAGAAATGTGGTTGATAAGTATGGCAATGTTATTGAAGTTGGACCTGTGGAGATTGTAAATATCCATAAACAAATTGGATTTAATGGTAAAGTCAGACAAGTCCTTTTGACTTGCAGGAAGGTTGTAGAGAATGCTTAAAATTTCAATTAATAAAACAGCAAGTGCTCAAATGGAATACGCCGCTCTTAATACACAAATTTTACCATTAAGATTACAAGCTGCTCAGATGAGAGCGATAAATGCTGCTGAAGAGAAGTTAAAAAATAGACTTCCTGAAATATCAAGAGCGGCTAGGTATTTAGAAGTAAAAGCTATGCAGTTTGGACCTGTTGGAGCAAAACTGGTGATCTCTCCAGCTAAGAGTTCTAAATCAGGGAGGAATGGAAGAAATGTTCAGATTGCTTCATCAATAGTTTTAACCGGCAAAAAAGGCGGCGGATATATTTATCCTAAGAAAAAAGATGCTATGAAATTACGTTCAGAAAGTATCGCTGAAGGTTATGGCCAATTCTATAAGCGTGTTAAGAAAGCTAGAATTAAAAGTAAGAGACCAGAGGTTAGAGAACTTGCTAGACAAGTAGTTGTTGATTTAATTAGTCAATCACTGACAAAAGAAGGATTCGGGAAGAGAGGTGGGGTTTCAAGACCATCTACTGATATCCCAAGAGGGTAATCATGCCAATAAGTGTCTACGATGTAAATACATTTTTAAGAGCCGATGCTACAT